TGACCGCGGGCGGGTTCGCGACGTTGTTCGTCGCCTTGCGCCAGCGGATCACGCCGCCGCTGTTGAAGCGCTCGACGCCCATGCCGGGAGTCAGCACTTCGCTGCACGCCAGGTCGTTGGCCTGTTCGCGCTTGCCGCCGAGGAAGATCGTCCCCGGATCCAATCTCGTGAGTGACATGTTCTACTCTCCTTCTCGTGTGACGGCTGGAGCCGTCGGTTAGCGAGCCGCCCGCAGCGCCTTGATGCCGGCGTCGTATGGATCGGGCGGCGTGAACTGCTTGACGTCGGACGCGGCGCGCATGCCCGGGATGGGCTTGCCGCTGTAGTCCGGCACTTCAACCTTGGCGAACGACGCCAGGACCTTGAGCTCGTCGATGGTCTTCGCCTTGAGCTGGTCCTCGGTGAGCGCGTTCGACGCGGTCTTGAGTGACGTGACGAGCGCGTCCTTCTCGGCGGCTTCGGTCGCCTTCTGCTTGTCGACGAGCGTCTTGAGCGACGCCGGCAGCTTGGCGTACGCTTCCTCTTCGGTCGGCTGCTTCTCGGCCGCGGCCTTGAGCGTCGCGACTTCCGTGGTCGCCGTGGTCAGCTTGTCCTGAGCGGCCTTGAGGTCGGTCTCGCCCTGCTTCTTCTCCGCGGCGCGTGCGGCTGAAGCCTCAGCCATTGCCGTGAGACGCTCTTCGCTGAACGCTTCGAGTTCCTTCGCATCCGCCGCCACGAACCCGCTGCACGGGCACGAGGTCAGCGCTTTGATCGCTGCTTCTTTCTTCATCTGATCCTCCTGGTTGACGGCTTCGGCCGTCCTGTATCCCGACCCGCCACACGACGGGCAATCCCCTTGCTTCTTCTCGTTCTTGACTTGACCTGTGCCATCGCACTGGTCACAGGGCTTCTTCGCCTCGAAACCAGCCGCGGTCACGAGGTACATCTCAGCGGCACGATGCGCTCCACAACCCATCTCGATGCTGCATGCGCCGCGGCCACCCGGCAGGAACGCGAGGTGGTCGCCGTGCGTCTCGAGCCACGTCCCCTTGTACGGTTTGCCATTGTACAGGCCCTCTTCAGGAGACGTCTGCACATACGCGCCGACGCTGACCTCGATCTGCTCGCCGGCTCGGATCTTGCGGACGAACTCCGAACCGCCAACGCGAAGCGCCAGGTCCGGGTCGACGTATGCGTCCATCAGCAGTCTCGAGCCTTGCATCCGGCTGTTGAAAATAGTGCCGAAGCGATGAGATGCCTCGATCTCGGGGTCGTTCGCCGAGCACTGCCGACCATTCCGCGTCGGGTGCCCAAGAACCAGCGGCCGACCGTTCCAGCTCGACGCCGCCTTCGCGAGCGTCTTCGCCGTCACGCGCTCTGGGCTCGACGCGTTCACCGCGTGGATCACGCCGTCCATCAGAGCGATCACCGGGACGACGAGGTGCTCCTTACCGCCGAGCATAGCCGTTTTGACCGCGCCAAGCGCACCTCGTAGGTGCAGGTGTCGTGTCTCATCATCCATCGCGAAATCCTTTTTTGAAAAACTGACAACGCCGGTTCTAACCGAAACCGGCAAGCGGTCTATCTGTTACTTTTTCGCCTTCGGTCCACGGTTACCGAAGTAACCGACCTTACGCGTCTCGTCGTCCACGTGCACGACGACTTCCGCGCCGTTCTCGACGGTCACTGGAAGCTTGCCGACGATGCGCTGTGCACCCCATTCGGCGGTCTCCACCTGGTGTCCGTTGATCTTCAGCGTGCCCGAGGCGCCGAAGCCCTTGCCCTTCACCTCGAACACGTTGCCAGCGTCCAAGCCGCCAGACACGATGACGTCAGGCGGAGCCTCGACGTTTCGCGACTGAACGTCCTGGATCACTGCGTCTGCGACGCGCTGAACTGCTTCAGCGACAGACGTCGCACCCTCTACCGCGCCGTCGTTTCGTTCTCTTGTCTCAGTCATCTCAAAACTCCTTCCAAAGTTAACGTCTTACAAGTCTTGCAAACGGGGGTAGAAAAATTCAAATTTCGTGGTCGTCTCGTCGGCGCTCTTCGGGCTCGTACTTCATCCCGTGGTTGAACGCCACGACCGACCGAAGAACCTCAGTATTACGGCTTAGTGCCACTGCGACGTCCTGCGTCGCCTTGGCAGTTTTTTCATGCAGTGCGATGAGTTGGTCGACACGAGCCGTCTCGCCTTCAGAGAGACGCTTATAGTCGCGTCGGTACACCCACAACACCACGAGCAGCACGACCCAGCCGCCGCCTTTCTCGAGGTAAGGGATCCACCTCTCGTCGACACCGGGAAGCGCTTGCGCGATGACCCGCACACTACCGATCCAGCTCAAGGTGGACGCGCTCGCCACGACGACTGCTCTTATCAAGTGGTCGGTCAGGGTGTGCGTTACGATCATCCCACGATTCCTTCCGTGCATCGACACAGCACGTGAGCGGGCGGACCGTCGATCCCGCCCGGGTAACTTCCATTGAGCGTCGCGGTCGTCCCCGCGAGCTCGGTACAAATTGGACAAGTCCTCTCGTCGTCGGTAATAATCCACTCGCGACGCTCCTTGCCTGTCAACAAACCATCCTGTTCTGCTTCCTGCCAGCCGAGTCTCTGCCCCTCGCCGGCGGCCAACATCGTCTCGTGCCGAGCGATCAAAGTTGCTCGGGCTTCATCGCCAACGGCCGCGAGGATACGGTCTTTGGCAAAATCGAAGTCACCGTCTTCCTGAAGTTCCTCGATCGCGAGGCGAATGCGGTCGCGAACCGAGGCAGTCACTTGCGCAATCAATTCAGCCGAGTGCTCTTTCGCCCACTCGATCACTGCCGGGTTTCGTGCATCGAGCTTGATCTTGAACTCACCGTCAGCTAGGAATCGCGTCCCAGCTCGGACCATCGCCATCGAGCTCGCCTCGGTGGCGACGTCCTCCAGGATTGTCGGCAGCATACGTTCGAGGACAGCCTCGACCTCAGCTGCGGCAGCATTTTCAACTCGTTCGTCTCTCGCTGCGAGAGACCTGAATTCATCGTCGTCTTCGTCGAGGTCTTGACGTAACCGCCAGTCGCGCGGTTCGTCGAACGACGTCGTCTCGATGAACTCGTCCATCAACTCTTGTTCACTCAGCATTGGTCCACTTCCCGAATACTGCTGGGTTGATGTACGAGCTCAACGATACGGCTGGCGTGTTGCCAAGATGCTTTGCGACTTTCTCGCCGACCGCTCGACGCGCCTTCTTGAACGCGGCCTGCGTCTTCGGCACCGGCATTTTCGCTATCGCCTTCAAAGCCTGCGAGGTGCCATGGTACGTGCGGAAGTCCTTCGGCGTAAAGCCAGGATCCGCATGCTGCTTGATGTACTCGCGCGCGCGAGCGTCGCCCCCAGGTTTGAAAATTGACTCCTTGCGCTCCTTACCGGCAGTCAGTTTGTACATTTCGGTCGCGAGTTTTTGGTCTTCAACCTTCTTCTTGATCTGCACGCCCTTCTTACCGACGAAGTTGAAGGCCAGTTGATCGCCCTCGATCTTTACGTGCCGAGCCTCGAGGGTTGAGGCGCCGTACGCCTTCTTGTCAGCGAGTGTCTCGCGATTGGAACCGATCCGGAACGCCGTGCGATCGACGAGCCGCAGGAGCGTGGCGGTCTCCCTGATTTCAGGGTCCGGATTCTCGAGGTCTTTCTCGATATCAGCGCGCAGCTTAGGCAGTGCCTTGTTGAAGTCCGCTAGTCGTTCAAACTTCTCAGCGGCAGCTTCAGCTGAATGCTGTGTTGAGTATCGACGCTGCTCGCGGCCCTTCGCGTCCCGGCCGACAGCCAGCACGTGACCGCCAGGATCGGGATTGATGCGCACATCAGTCCAAGCCGGCGGTATCTTCATCGCCTTGCGTTGTGCGTCGGTCGCCGTCACGAAGTGCGCCGTTGACGACCCACCGACCTGCCCAGGTCTTCCGGAGTGTCCAAAGTTCCCGCTTCCAGACCCACCGGCGACTCTTAGACCCGCTAAAAGTGGCCGGATAGCCTTACGTGCCTTTGCAAAAGCATAGCGGACCGCGACCTCGAGCTTAGGAGCGAATGCGTCGGCGATCGCGTGGAGGGCGGTCTCAGACTTTGGCGTCGGTGCCGTGCTCACAACCGCAAGTGCTTCTGCGAGGAGGCGAGCAGTCTCATCCGGATCTGGAGCGACCCCGATCCGGCGCAACTCCGCCTCAACCGCCTTCCGCTCGGTTTTTTCAACCGGCTCTGCAGTCTGTGAAACGTACTCGATCACGCAGCCTCCAGCAACATGAACTCTTCGTCAAGTTCTGCTTGCGTCAACCTTCGGTAGCGCGGCTTAGCCGTCATGTCAGCCGTTCCTGAGACGCTCACACCACCAGTTCCAACGACTACTGCGATTCGCGGGATGGCAATCGCCTCGACGACGACGACCGCCTCGCCGCCCGTTACTAACCTGCCTTCTCCAATGACTCTTGCGATCAGTGGTCGGCGAATGATCTTCTTGTTCTTGATGGGCGCCTGGAATCCGCCAAACACGTACTGTGGCTGAGTCTCAAACGCGCTGCCGCCAGTGACCGCTCCACCAGTCGACCGAACTATGCGAGTTCGCTCCACGACTGCTTGGCCGCTAGTGACCAGGCCACCGCTGCCGATGATCGACACGCTGTTGCCGCTATGGTCCGTCGTGATGTCGGCCGCGCCGCCCGTGACGATTCCACCCGAGATCGAAGCGACGCGTGTCCGCTCTACGCCTGCTGCGGTTCCGCTCATCAGACCGCCTGAACCCACGACGACTCGTGTGCGCTCCTCAATGCCAGCAGTGCCCGTCGTCGCACCAGAGCTAAACGAGCTCGCCCGACTGCGTTCGATCAACGCCGCGCCGCCAAACGTTAGACCACCGGTCGCAACGATCTTACGAGTACGCTTAACGACTCCAGCGGTACCGCTCGTCAATCCACCAGCCGCGACGACCTTACGCGTTCGCTCGACAACGCCAGCGGTTCCGCTTGTCAGACCACCGACCGCGACAGTTTTGCGTGTTCGCTCGACAACTCCAGCAGTGCCGCTTGATAATCCGCCAGTCGCGACGACTTTGCGCGTCCTCTCGATAATATCAGCCGTGCCGCTCGTCAACCCGCCGACTGCTACGACTTTACGTGTCCTCTCGACAACGCCAGCCGTGCCGCTCGTCAGGCCGCCAGTAGCGACGATCTTGCGCGTACGCTCGATCGGGTCGCTCGTCCCCGTGACCGCACCGGTCGACGGCTTCGACGCGCGGCTGCGCTCGATGAGTGCAACGCCACCACTGGTTAGACCACCAGAACCGGTGATACTGACCGAGTGGGCGCCGCCAGCCGCGAGAAGTAGACTCATTTAGAAGTTCGCGTTCGGAAGTTCAGACCACTGCGTTTGCACGACCACGACACCTGTACCAGCCGCTGGCCATACGAGACCATTTTGAATGACAAATCCTTCGTTCTGCGCCAGAGTCAGCGGCATCGCACCGTCGCCCATATCTGGCTCGTAATCCAATACCATGAGGGGTTGCGCGGCCAAGTACTCCGTAGCCGCCGTCGCGTTGACGACGTTCGGTTTGCCAATCAACGAGATGGCCATCGGGTCCGTGTCGAGCGTCGCCGTGCCGCCGGTGATTCCGGCGTTGTTGGTGTTTAGGACGTGGATGATCGCCGCGCACGTCGCCATCGAGGTCCTGAGCTTCGCGTTGTTGCCGGTCAACGTCGCCGCGGTCCCGTTCGTCGTGTGTGTCGCGGTGTAACTGCGTGCCACGTGCATCTTCAGGGACATGTCGTTGAACGCGGCAGTGAATGCGAGGTTCCCCCACACTTGCGCACGTACCCGATGGATGACTGCAGTCAACGTAGACGACGGGTTGCGGAACGAGTAAACATTAGCGTTCGCCACCAACACTGCGGCAATCGTGCCGCTGCGCATGGCGTTGCGGTACGCTCCGCCAGTCGAATAGTCGAGCGGACGCGGTACCACGCGAACCGCGCGAAAGACCGAGCCGTCGACCTCGGCGATCGTGCCGCCGTTACCCTGAATCTGAATCGCCATAGTTTAGTCCCACACCCACGCGACGTTGAAGTTGCCGTAAATCCTCGTATCACCAGTCTCGCTCGTATTAAACCCGTAGATCGTGAAACCTTGTCCGGCGACGATATTGCCCGCGATCACTTTGATGCTCTCCACCATATGCTCATCGGCTGTATGCTGAACTGAATCTTCTGGCCGGATCCACGCCTCAACGAGCGACGTGGTGAGAATCGCGGCTTGTCCACCAATATCAGTCTGGGCATGACTGCTACCGGGAAACCCGCCAAAGTTGATCGTCGTCGTGCCCTTCGTCACTCTTTTACTCCAGCGTCAGCTTTGGCGTGACGCGTACTTCGTCACCAGCGGTGGCGATGGTAAACGGCGCTGACGGGAGCAGTTCGGCCCAAAGTAGCGTGGACCCGCGCTTCACCATGTAGCCGTAGACGGTCGCGACGCCGGGCACGCTGCTGAACGTGAACGTCTGCTCGGCGTACGACGCCTCGGAGGGCGCGCCCGTCGCCACGGTCCAAGACGCGCCGGTCAGCGTCTTGCTCGCGTAACCGCCGCCAGTCACCTCGGTGTACGTCGCGGCGGTGTCGCCCTCGGCCGGCGTCACGTTGTTCGAGAACAGGTGCAGCGTGAGGTCGACGTTGTCGTTCGTCTTGTTCGTGATGAGCTCGAGGATCAGGCCCTCAGCCTGGTTAGTGACGAGCAAGGTGCCGAACGCGAACAGTCCCAGCGCGAGTAGCGCAAGGTCGATATTTCCAAGAATCATCACTTCTCCTTCTTTGGCTCGACGACGATATTCGTCGGGCGCAACTCACCGTTTATCTCAGTGTAGACGATCGTCTTCGTGACGCCGTCCTCGACGATCGCGACCGGACGCTGCTGACCACCCACGTCGCCGTATACCACGTCTTTGATTGAGGCCAGTTTTGCCGGCTCGGTCTCTTCCTCAACAACTTTTTCTTCGTCCCCGAACCAAGGGTTGTCGAGCTTGGCCCTCATCGCGACGTCTTCAGTCGCCAGGTCGAACGCGACTTTTTCAACACTCTCTCCAGCCGCCACCCTCGCGCGAGCACGAGTGATCACGTCCGGCGTCACGATCAAGCCGCTCTTCGAACGCTTGACGATCTCGACGTCATCCTCGGTCGCGATGAAGCGCGCTTCGCGATCGTCTTCTTCGATCACGACTTCGCTCCCGGTGGCAGCATCTGGAGCTGCAGGACCTTCTGCTTGTTGTTGCCGTGTCCCATCGAGACCGTCGTCGCGCCGCGGACGACATAGGTCATCCCGTGAGGCAGCAAGTACTCCTGCTCGCCCTTGTGCGAGCTGACCGTCTTCACGAACGCGCCGGCGGCAGGCTTGATCTCCATGACCAAGTTGCCTGACCACGTCGTCGGCGAGATCGACGTCGACTGGAAGCCCTTCAACTTGATGACGTCACCGGCCTCGAGGGAGTTGAACACGCTCGCCGGTTGACCGATACTGAGGCGACGCCACACGAGTTCGGGTGGCGGCGGAGTCGGCGACTTGGCAAGTGCGCTGTCGATCAATTCGGCAGTCTTTGAAGACTTGCCACTCTGCAGAGTCTTGTTGATGCCGCCATACGCGCTGCCGGTGTAGCTCTTCACCGCCGCGCGCTCGTCGGCCGTCAGAGTCCCGGCCCACGCGATGCCTTGCTTGTCCATGACGTGCGGGTACTTCGACCCCTCGTGGCGGACGACGCTGTCGTCGATCGGCCACTGTGTCAGCGTGGCCCCGGTCTGGAGCTTGTCGGCGATCAGGCCGCTCGCGCCGCCGACCTTGCCGGGAGCGGGAGGCTCGACCCAGTCCGGACCTTTGCCAAAGTTGATGGTCGACACGACCTTCGCCATGTCTTCCTTGGGGGCGTTCGCCGAGACTTGTACACCGCCCTTGAAGAACGCGTACTTGCCCTTCGCAGGGCCGGTCGTCTTCTCCTGCCAGAGATAGCCCTTCGCCGCCAGATCGGCGGGCTGCGTCGCCGCGATCTTGGCGATCTGGTCCTTAAGCGGCGTCGGATCGAGGTAATCGACCGCGCCGGGCGTGTTGAGAATCGCCTTGGCCGTGGCGTTCGGGAGACCAGGAACTGCCGACGGCTTCTCGAATTGCGTCGGCACGACGCTGTTGCCCTTCTTCCACACCTGGGCGCCCTCGTGCCACTGGTACCCGTTCTCCAGCATGGTCGCGGCTTCGGCCTGCTCCGAGTCGGGCTTGGCGACCATGCCGTCCGGAAAGGTGGCCAGGGTCGCCTTTTTGTTCTGGTGGACGATCGTCGCGGCGTGCTTCGGGTTGATGCCGGTCGCCGCCTGGATCTCCGCGTAGCTCTTGCCGTCGAACTTCATCTTGATGACTTGCTCTTTAGGCGAGGGCTTGCTCCCGAGGTCCGACGCGTACGCCTTTAAGGCCAGCTCGCCACTCACCGTCACAGCGGGGTTCTTGGCGTTGACCCACGTGGCTCCATCGGCGCCCAGGACGTAGCCCTTTTTCATCATGTACGCCGTCTGGGCTGCCGAGGGCTTCGGCTCAGGAGCTGGTGCGAGGACCTTCACCGCCGCGGCCTGCGACTTCTTGTGCTTGTGCACGATCGTCGCAGCCTGCTTGGGGTTGAGGCCCGTCATCTTCTCGATCGAGGAGTAGCTGTGGCCCTCGGCCTTCATCTTGACGGCCGTCTCGACCTGCTCCTTCGTCGCAGCCGGCGCCTTCGCCTTCTTGACGATCGTGACGTCGCCGACGCTCGTGCCCTCGCCAAATCCACCTGAGCCGTCGGTCTTGCTGCCACCGACGAGACCAGGTCGACCCGCGTGAGCGAAGTTGCCAGAGCCGGGGCCGCCGAGGTGACGGAGGCGCATGGCCTTCGGCCAGTCGGCGTTGTGGAGAAGCGCGTCGATGTTTATCATCTCACGCCCCCGAGCTTGGTCTCAATGCGCTTAGCGACGGCCCTGGCGTTCTGCCAGTCTTCGGTCGAGCTGCGGCCGCTGGCGTCGTTTAGCTCCCACGAGAGCACGTCAGTCGGCCCGCCGAGGAGGAGCACCTCGCGCTCGGTGAATGTGCCGCGCCCGGTCACCGCCGTGCTGAGCACGCGCGATGCCGGGACCTTCGTCACCAGTACGCGCCGACCCCGGCCGCCCATCTGTGCGAAGTCGATCGCTGTGTCGAGGTCGACGGTCCACGAGGACGCGGGCTGCATGTTCACCACGTCTGGTACGCCCTGGCCCATGCCCTGGGCGTTGATATGTTCGGCGTCGTACATGCCGCGAAAGACGGTCACCTCGGTGAAGCCATTCTCCTTCAGCCATGCCTGCGTGTTCTCGTACTCCGCGCGAGCGAACGCTCTGTCGAGATCGCCCGGCTTGCTAGCGCCTTGGAAACCTGCGCCCTTCCCGTCCAACATGTGCTCAGTCGCGGCGTCCTTGAGGCCGAACTCCTCGGCGACTGCACGCTGCTGCTTCACTGCGTCCGCCACGCTGTCGCCGGACGTCTTCGCCCACACCGCCAGTCGCTGTGCGGCCTCCTGCTTGGCCCGGTCGAGCTCACCGCCGGTCGTGATGAACGGCACCGTGCTGATGGCGTCGCTCTTCGCGAGCCGCGGCGCGAGCTGGCTCAGGACCATGTCCTCGCGCTCGTCGTCCGCCATGCGGCTCATCGCCGCGCCCATCGCCTTGCTGAGCGCGTTGACGTCCGACATCCGCGCGTCCGCGCTGCCGCCGACCTGTCCCGGGCGACCAGCGTGGCCGAAGTTGCCGCTGCCCGGTCCGCCGAGCGCCTTCAGTCCACGGAGCTGGTCGCGCTTCTCGAGGAGGAGCTTGTGCCGTGTCTCGAGGACTGAGCTGACCTTCGCCTTCCAGGACCCGGACGCGTGCGGCACGCGCTGCTCGACGAACTGTCCCCAGCCACCAGCAGGACGGACCTCATTCAACAGGTCGATCTGCTCGATGGCGCGTCGACCGAGCGCGTCGCCGTTCTTGACGCCAGCCGCGGCGAACACGTCCCGGTATTCCTTGTTGCCCGTCGAGAAGAAATCCCACTCACTCAAACTGTTGAGCGCCGACGATGGCTTGAGCGCGCCCTGGGCGCGGTGCAGTAACGTGCCGCCTTGGTCGCGGCGAACGATCCGGCCGTCCGGGAACACGCCGATGTTGTCGCGCGTCAGACCGACCGTGTCCCAGTTGGACAACAGCACGTCCGCCGCGAAGCCGTCGAGGATTTTGTCTGCGACGTCCTTGCTGAGGCCGACCTTACCGACGTTACCCGCGAGCCCCTCGATCCACTTGGAGGCGTACTTGCCGTCGGGACTGAGCGCAGACGTCGGCGTCCCGATCCCGGCGGCCTGGTAGATGCCGTTCGAAAGGTGCTCGCCGTACGCCTGTTCGACGTCGCGATAGTTCTTGACGTACCACTTCTGGCCCGCCTCGTCGACGTACGATCCACCGGGGTTCGATCCTCGCGCGCCACCGACCTTCTTCAGACCAGACGGGAAGGAGACGCTACCGCCTACCTGACCTGGACGACCAGCGTGGCCGAAGTTCCCGCTGCCAGGGCCGCCGAGCGAGCGCATCTTCGCCTTGGCCGCGTTCATGAGGGCCAAGCCGATGCCCTCGCCTTCCTTGCGCCCAGCTTCAGCATCAGCGAACGCTCGGTCCATGTCGACAACTGTGGCGGTAACCTTTTCACCCGCAAGCGCCTTGGCTGCGAGACGGTGGTTGCCGTCGATTACGGCCATCTTCCCGCTTCGCCTGACGATCACAAGTGTATTGGTCAACCTGCCAGGAGCGACGTCCGCCTCACGATCAGGATCGTCTTGGTATTCCCTAACGCGCTCAGCAAACACGGTCTTCTGTGCCGACATCACTTCACGTGGGTCGATCTCTTCTGACCGGCCATAGGCGTCGATCACAGGCTGATAGGCATTTGCGAGGGCCTCTCGTATCTCGCGGCCCTTGAGCAGAGGCAGTGGCGAAGCGATCTTACCCGAACCACCGACCTGACCCGGGCGACCAGCATGCCCAAAGTTCCCGCTGCCGGGCCCGCCGAGCGCCTTGAGCGATTTTACGACGCTCACCGTGACTACGTTCAAACTCTCGCCAGGAAAGCCTTCTTTAACAGACGTCACCTTGAACTTGGTGCCACGTGGCAAGAGTCGCTCATCCTCGCCGTATAGAGAGTATCCTCGCAAATCTAAGGCCGGCACGCCTTTGGCGTTGATTTTTATCAACGTACCAACAGCTTCTCCGGACAAGCTGTCCTCGCCATGCATGGCGAACTTCTTCGCCGCCGCCTTCGTTGCGACGGACACGAACGCCAAGTCGGTGACGATTGCGCCTTCCTCTAATCCGAGTTCTTCTGGGTCATAACCTGCGATGCCGCGGTAGACGACCTCGTCGAGGGGTTTGGCTTCCTCGATGAATGCGGCTTCTAGGGCCTGAACAGTCGGGTGAGATGACAAATCCTCGCCCGCGCGCAGGCGTTCGTTGATCTCACGGTACGTTCCGCCAGACTGTGTATACAGACGGATCGTCTCGCGGCGCTCCGCGCTGCCGCCCACCTGGCCGGGCCTGCCCGCGTGGCCGAAGTTCCCGCTGCCGGGCCCGCCGAGCGTCTTCAGCGGCTTACGGAGCTTGGCGCCGTCCGTCTTGATGACTTGCGCCGCGACTGCATCAGTCGAGCCGAACACGCCGTGGTACTGGGCCTTAAAGAGGTGCTTGAGGTACGCGTCTCGGTTGTACTTGACACCGAAGTAGAGCCACTTCTCCTGGTCGGCGAGCGTCGGGTCGATGACGTTATCATCTGTGTCAACCGCCCACGCGTGCAGCATCGCCACGCCGCCAGGTGTCTTCGACGCGTAACCCTCGACGTAAGTCAAGTCGTCGCGCCTCAGCACGAGAAGCGACGTATTGCGGTAGCACTCGTTCGGCGTCCCCTGCTCGACGTCGTCCGGCCGCTCACCCGCCTCGAACTCCTGGCCGTGCTTAGCGATGTACGCCTTGGCCGGCTCGGTGAGGCCGCGCCTCTGGAAGTTGAAGCCGATCACCGCCGCCGGGTGCGCGAGGACCGATGAACCGCTACCGCCGACCTGGCCCGGTCTACCTGCGTGATGAAAGTTCCCGCTGCCGGGACCGCCGAGAATCTTGAGTTTTGATGGATCGAACACGACGAGAACGTTGTCGGCGATTCGAACGCCATCAAAACCGAGTCCCTGCATTGTCGATGACATTGTTTCTGGTTCCCAGTCATCAACACGCTTCGCCAAAAATTTCTTATATGCAGTCTCGGTCTCAAAATCTCGAATTTTTAGTCCCGAGGCATCGACGTCAAGTACTTCGTCTCCATAAAATTGCGCATCGTGCTTGTTTCTGACAAGATACACGCCACTCCCAAGAAGTTGTCCATTCTTGCCAATGCTAATTTGAAAACCATCTTTGCGGATGAGTTTCGCGTTTTCCGCGTTAGTGCCATGAAAAACTGACGCGCTCCCGCCGACCTGGCCCGGTCGGCCAGCGTGCCCGTGGTTCCCAGAACCAGGGCCTCCCAGTGCGGTGAGCTCAATCATTCTATGTCAGGCAGTTCAAACGGCACCTCAACGTCGAGACCCTCGTCGCGGATCGCCGCGCACTCGTCCTCGAGTTGGTCGTAGACCGCCTCAGCCTCGGGACCTTCGAGGGTGCGCGGCTTGCCCGTCGCGACCTCGATCGTCATCCTCACCAGGTCGTCGGAGTTCATTTCGCGCTCCCCTTCGCCAAGAAGCTGTTCCACAGCGCCTGGTCGTGGACGGTGAGGCTCTTGCCTTCAACAGTCGCGACCAACCGCGGGTTGTTGTCGAGTTCGTTGTCGAACAGCGTGGCCTTGTCGAACAAGCCTTGTTTGATCGCCTCAGGGAAAACGCGACTCACCTGTCGGTGCATGTGCGCCATGTCGACTGGCGGCACCTTGCGACCGAATGAGGGTGACTCCGGGTTCTTCGAGCGGCCCTCGGCACGAGCAGTCGATGTCTCGAGGGTGGTCGTGATGTACGTCGCCTCGACGCGGTGGCCCTTGGAGCGAAGCACCGCGACCTTGCCGCCAAGCTTCTCGACAGTCGAGTCGCCAGTGCCGTCCAGGACGATGTTCCGCTTTTCAGACGCCGCGCGCTGGATCAGCTTCGCGCTGATATCCGACGCCTCCTCGTGGGTGAACGCTGTCAACGCTGGTCGCTTGCCGGTCACCGGGTCCTTGGCGTATTCGGGGATGTCGTTCCGGATGTCGTCGACGTTGACCTGGACGGTGTTAACCTGTCCGATCTTCTCACGCGCCACGATCGTCGACTTGCCGACGCCAGGCGCGCCGCCGAGGATGGTCGAGACCGGGTTGTCGACAGGCGTCGTGCCGCGGAGCGCCTTCTCGATGATCGCCTCATGCAGCTCCTCCCGCTCGGGAGTGTAGACGCGCTTGCCGCCGATCTTGCGGGAGAACTTCTCCTGCGTGTCGTAGCCGTTCGGGTTGATCGGCGTGTAGCTCGAGGCCGGGCGGCCGATCGGCTCGTCGTAGGTGACGGTAGTCGGCGCATCGTCGCGACCGTAGTTGATCGCGACGTTCTTCGCGCCTCGACCGAGGCCGTTCAGCGCCGCGTCTGACTCGAAGAACGACTCCGCATCGGCCTTGCTCTTGAAGTACAGCGTGGCCTTGCCGCCGCTGCTCTCCGACCTCACGGGTGTGGCGTGGCCCTTGCCGGAACCGCCCACTTGGCCGGGCCTGCCGGCGTGGCCGAAGTTCCCGCTCCCCGGCCCACCGAAGCCGCGCAGACCGGGTCGGTCCTCGCGCACAGGCTTTACATGCTTAATGGCGAACACCGACGAACTCATGCGATGGTCGTCGTCCATGACAACTTCGACGATCGGCTCCTGATGCGGCTCGTCAGCCTGGATGAAGCCGACCACTGTGCCCTGGCCCTTGGTGAAGCCGGGACCGTCGGACACCTGGACGCGCTCGTTCTTCTGGTAAACCTTCTTCTCGCCGTAGTCGACGCGCTTCAGGTCGGTCTTGGCGACCGCTTGCTGCGGCACGAATCGTGCGTCCTTGAAGTACGGGTCCTGTGTCTGGATGAGCACGCGCTCGTCGCGATCTTCAACCACCTCGTACGTCGCGTGCGGGTCCTCATCCGGATTCGGCGTGTGGAACTTGACGATCTCACCCTTCTTGACCGGCTCGCCGACCTTCAGGGCGCCGTTATCGAACTGGTCGAGCTCGTCGGCGTGGACGAACTGTCCGCGACCTCCGTCGGTCTTCACATAGTGCGTCGGCTTGCCCTCCGCTGAGGTACCGGAGCTCTTTACCGTCGCCATCTGACCGTGCAAACTCTTGTCCCAGTGCTTGCCGGAGATCACCACGCGGTCACCGCTCTTGAACGACGTGCTGCCGCCGACCTGACCGGGCCTCCCGGCGTGTCCGAAGTTCCCGGACCCTGGGCCGCCGAGCCCGATGATCTCCGCCACAACGTCTTCCGCGCCGGACGCAATCGCGTCGGCGAGTACGCGCGTGAGCTCATTGCTCTCTGCCAGCTTGATCGCCATCTTGTTCGAATCCTGGTCGCTGAACTCCAGTGAATCGACCGTCGTCTTCAGCCCCTCAAAGCGCGCATCGCCCTCGTACTTCTCGCCGAGACCCGGCTTGAGGTACGCCACGGTGATGTGCGGCGTGTAGCCGTCGTGCGTGTCGGTGTGCTCGAGGGAGTCAGCGAGGTGTGCGTTCAGCTTCTCGAGGTCGGCGCTGTCGACCGCCACATAGAGCACGTCATACTCGGGGTGTTCGAACGTCTCGGTCTTTCCGAGCGTCAGCTCGATCGTGCCGCGAGCGTCCTCAAGCGCCTCTTCAACGTCCGCGCCGTCAGCCGTGTGCAGCCCGTACTTCACGGTCACGTGCGGCTTGTCCTCTCGGCCGTCGTCAGCCAGGTCCTCAGCCGGAATCGACTGGGCGTAGGCAAGCAGCTTGGCGGCGATAAACGGCGGCAAGAGTACCTGCGTCGACGAGAAGTCTCGCGGCTTGTCTTGCGCTGCGCGGAGGGCCGACTTCGGCGCCTTCTTTTTAGCCTTCTTCGCCTTCAGCCGCTCGGACTTGACAGCCGCCTCGTGATCCGCGCCAGCCTTGGTCGCTATCAACGACTGCTGGTCGGCGAGCTTCTTGTCGGCCGCCTCTTGGAGCTGCTTCTTCTGATCCTCGCTCAGTGGCTTGAGTCCGGCCCACGTAGACCGGATCTCTTCCTCAGTGAAGACTGGGCTGCCGTTTGCCGCGTTGACGCTCGCCCAGTTGGACGCGCCGGTCGACTTCTCGACCTCACTGAGCACATCGATCTGCGGCCATTTGACCTTGTACTGCTTTGGCTCCGGCAGGTAGCCGTACTTGATGAGGCGATCGGCAGTTTGTCGGACAATGATAGGGGCCGCGAAATTGTCTTGACGGTTGCTTATCATGTCGCGAAAGTTCTCGCGATCCTGGCTCGACGCGAGCTCACCGCGCTCCGAGCCGACGAGCAAACGCTTCGGAATGCCCTCGCTGCCAGCAATCAGAGTGATAAGTACATCGGCTGGTTGCTGGAAGTTCGCCACATCCGAGCCAAGCTGATTCACCTCAACGCCGCGCGTGCGAATCATACGTGTGAGTTGGTGTTGGTACTCCTCAGCTTGCTCGCGCAAGCGGTCGAGTTCCGTCTTGCCGTCAGCTGCAGCTTGGGTTTGAAGCTGCATGTCCTTGTCGACGTTCAAGTGGATGCCAGCGTTCGCGCGCATCCAGAATGCCTCGGAGCCACCGCCGACGACCTTATCCATGTCCTCGAAGTAATTCCAGCTACGAGCGAGCGCTGGCCGGCCGAATACATCGTCGCGCAGCGTGCCTTCCGCTGCATGGATAATTCTAGACCAATGAATCGGCACATTGAGTGCGTCGGTCGCCAGGTCTGAGCGGCGAAGCTGGTAGAACTTCGGCTGGCCGAATCGCGGACTCTTGGTGTCAAGTTCATACTCTGAGATGCTGACGTCACCCTCACCCATAACCTGGGCTTGGCTACGCTGATTCGCCCGGGTCGGACCGCCACCACCGAGGTACGGCTGGACGTAAAGGATGTCTTCAGCCTTGCCACGAGGCAGTTCCTCACTAAACTTTCCGTCCTTGTGCCCGAGGAGGAGTACTGCGTAAGTGCTCAGCCGCTGAAGAACGTCGACCTGGCGGAAGCGCATGCGCAGCGCGAGGCGCTTCTCGAGCTCTTCCCACGTCTTCTCGAACGGCGTCTCCTTCTCCGGGTCTTCGTCTTCTTCCAGATACATCTCGCCGGCCCAGGTGCCATGCGGCGGGACCTCGACGACTCTGGCCGCAATGCCTCCGCGCTCGTATCGGTCAAGGAAGTCGGCGACCGTCAAGTCGCCGACAGGCGGGTAGCCGAGCACGCCGTACACGTCCCGCTTACCACCGAACGTGAAGCCAGCCTGACGCATCGCCTGGTAGCGAGTGATGAGTGAGGTCGTCGCCGCCTTGAACTCTGCGACTATGCCCATGTGGCACCTCTAAAGAAGAGGCCGCTTGTAAGAGCGGCCATCTCCATAGTCAGCGGTTCATGGCTCACCTCCGAATTGGCCCCTGGCACAGTTTTCATCTCCATGCGACGGTGCACCGCCCCAAGCGTACGACTGCTGTCGCTGATAGCTTGGCCAGGGATGAAGATCAGTCGACCAGAGTGAAGTCGACGTAGAACTGCTTGCCAGGCACGAGCTGCGCGACCGCCGCGGGATTGTCGATCTGCATCTCGATCCGACCGGATGGCGTCGCTTTCTGAAAACGTTGATCTTCGGGGATCGTCTCGTCGTACCTTGCCTCCAGGATCACTTTGCTGGTCTTGTGGTCCGGGTGCGGTCCGAATACCGACGTCTCGACGCGCACTACTGAAAACTTCGCTCTTACCATTGCTAGGCTCCTTTGAAGACAAATCGTCGTTGGGCGACGCACCCTTCGCCTTCTCCACAGAGAGGCGGTACTCGCAATCCGCTTCGTGCGGCTTGTACTGCGCGATGCGGCAATAGACGCAGTACCCGTT